GCCCACAAGACTGTAGACATGAGTACCAAATCCAAAGAGGCAAGAAAACAGCAAATCGCTGAACTAGCATACGCAAAACTTCAATATAAATAGGAGAATCACATGGCAGAAGAATTAAGCAGACGGGATATGTTGGAAAATGCCCTTGAGCAATCAGAAGAAGGAACTTTAGATGTACCAGACGAAAAGACTATCGAAGTGGTTGAGGACAACATTTCCAAAGAATCCGCTAAAGCAGAANNTGATAATGAAATCGTGCAAGAAGAACCTGCCCAGGAGTCTGAGGAATCTGAATATGAGGCTACGGATGCGNCAAAGGATGCACTACCTCGCCCTAGCACTTGGAAAAAAGAGTATCTCCCAATTTGGGACAAAATCACCACAGGACAGCAATTAACTGCGGAAGAAGGTCGCAAATTAGCCGAATATTCTAATCAGCGTGAGTCTGAATACAAGAAAGGTGTATCAACTTATAAGGCAGAAGCAGACAGAGCTAAAGGCTACGAGGAAGCAATCGCCCCATTTGTACCTGANCTACAAAAACAAGGAATTAGTCCTGCNGCATGGATTAACAACTTGGGTAGAGCGCATATGGTTTTGTCTACTGCACCGCAAAATCAAAAGATTGAGATGTTTCAACGACTTGCACAAGATTATGGTATACAATTAAATAGTAGCGGTGANATTGTTCAACAACAACAAGACCCGTATACCCAGCAGTTGATGCAACAACTTCAGTATATGAATAATGAAGTTAGTTCAATTAAGGGTAGATTTGCACAAGAGGAAGAAAGCCGATTGCAGGCTGAAATCTCAAAGTTTAGTAGTGATGTGGAGAAGCATCCGCATTTTGAAGTGGTGAAGGGAGAGATGGCTCAATTACTTGAGACTGGTTTTGCCCAAGACCTAAAAACGGCTTATGANAAAGCTGTGCGATTAAACCCTGATGTTTGGGCTTTAGAGCAGGATAGACTCCTAACTCAAGCGCAAAAACAGGTTTCTAAAGCACAACAAGTTGCTAAAGCTAAGGCTGCTGCAGTTAGTCCCCGTTCTGTTACACCTAATGGAACAACTAGCGTAGGAGATAAAAAGGATAGACGCTCAATATTAGCGGAACAAATGGAAGCTAATAATGGGGGTCGGGTTTAACTAGGCTAATTTTGGCCGTTTTTAAAGGAAAATATCATGGCATTTGCTAATAGTGCTATCACCGATATTATCGCTACCACGATTCAATCTCGTAGCGGTGAATTGGCAGATAACTTAACACAAAACAACGCAATTCTTCAGCGCCTAAACAGCAAAGGTAATGTTCGCCCGTTCTCAGGCGGTAATGTTATCTTGGAAGAAATTATGTATAACGACCCTAACACCAATAACGCTAACTCGTATAGCGGATATGAAGTGTTAAACATTTCTCCAGACAGCCCAATTTCGGCTGCTCAATACAAAATTGCTCAGTACGCAGACAGCGTAACAATGAGTGGTTTAGAAATGTTACAATAGCTCTAAAGAAGCAATCATTGACCTGTTAGATGGTCGTATGCAAGTTTCTGAAGCTCGTCTGTTAAACCGTATTTCTGGTGACCTATATGGTGACGGTACAGGTAATGGCGGTAAGAACTTAGATGGTTTGGGTGCTGCAGTTTCAGCTACTCCTACTACTGGTACTTACGGTGGTATCAATCGTGCTAACTGGACTTTTTGGCAGAACCAAATCACCACAGGCGCAACCTCGGCTANTACCATTCTTGCTGCAATGACTGCTGCTTCAATNAAGCANATTCGTGGCACAGACAAGGCTGACTTAATCGTTGCTGGTAACACGCTATACACCTACTATGTAGGCGCATTGCAAGCTATCCAGCGTATTGCTTCCGAAGAATCAGGNGCAAGTGGTTTTGCATCGCTCAAGTTCTACGGTGGTGGTACTTCTGCTGATGTGGTCTTGGGTGGCGGTTATGGCGCACAAGAAACAGCGACTTATATGTATATGTTGAATACCAACTACATATCTTTCCGCCCACANAAAGAGCGTAATTTCGTTCCTATCGGTGGCGAGCGTCAATCAATTAACCAAGATGCAATCGTTAAACTCTATGGCTGGGCTGGTAACTTGACAACAAGTAACTCGTTCCTCCAAGGTTTGTTAACTGGCTCTTAATCCATAGAAAAGGAAAATAAATCATGGCATATACAATTACCCCCCTCTCTGGTATCGATTTGAATAATCCTCAAACCGTTGTCAGTCCTAACCTACCTTCATTTGGCCCTTTAGGNGCTGAAGTATTTGGTTCAGATGGATTTCGTTATGTTTTCGCTCAAGCTGGTGCTGCTATTGCAGCTTCATTAACCACTTGTTCGGTTAACGCATCGACCTTTATCGCAACCCCATCCGCAGGCACATATTCAGGACCATTAATTGCAATGGCTTCTGGTGACTATGGTTGGTTTGGNAAGGCTTCAGTCTAAAAATTGAAGATGTTGTAAACGAGGGCTATCTCAAAAGGGTAGCCCTTTTTCTTTTAACCGTAGTACCTAAACCACTTTAGGAGATATTCATGGGCATCGAGTCCGATAGCAGTAATGCAGATTCACGATTAGCAGTCCAATTCTATAAACGGTCTGTAAGCCAAGAGGCAGAATCTATTGCCGCAGGTAGACCGATATTTAAAGAATTTGATTTTGTACGAATCCTAGTACCTGGCGATTCTTTAAGTGAAATTGACACTTATGCAGCAGAAAGCCATAAAACCCGTTTCCCTATTCAATGGGCTAATTACATGAATAAAGTAGGCAATCAAGAGGGATTTAGCGGTACTCCTATTGAACAATGGCCTCAAGTAACCCGTAGCCAGGCTGATGAACTTAGAGGACTCAAGTTTTATACCGTAGAAGCTGTCGCTCATTGCTCNGACCAGCAACTCCAAAGAATCGGCATGATTGCTGGAATGTCCCCTCATTCTTTNAGAGAAAAGGCTAAAGCCTACCTNAATTTAGCTGCTGATTCGGCAGATGTAGCCAAAAGANAAGAAGAATTGCAAGCATTAAGGGAAGAAAATGCTAAAATCAAGGCAGACACAGATGCGAAAATAGCCCAAATGCAAGAACAGATGGCTAATATACTTGCGGCTGTTGCGGAAAAGAAACCAAAACCCCGTAAGCTAAAGGTAGCCTAATATGTCATCAACGATGCTCACTCTAGTTCAGCAAACAACTGCTGAGTTAAATCTTGCAGTTCCTACTTATGTAGCTGGCAATACTTCAACCGATGTGCAACAGATTTTGGCATTGATGAATGGCGCTGGGTATGAATTAACCAAGGAATATGACTGGCAGGCGCTAGAGCTTGAGTATCGTTTTTACACGCAATTCTTAAACGCAACAGGTACTACAACTGCTGGTTCTTATGCAGTAACAGGCATTTTGCCATACACCACAGGGCTTGATAGCACTTATTCGGTAACTGGCACAAACATTGCTCAAGATACCTATGTATCTACAGTTGATGGTCTTTACAGTCTTACTTTAAGTCAACAAGCCTCTGGTACAGCAACGGCTGGAAGCATTTTGTTTGCAAAAACAGAATATAANTTGCCTCCTGACTTTGAAACCATTACCGACAATACCCATTGGGACAAAACTAAACATTGGCAAATGTTAGGGCCAGAAACAGCCCAACAATGGCAATGGCTAAAGTCTGGTTATATTTCAACAGGCCCTAGGGTTCGCTGGCGTATCTTGGGTGATAAGTTTCAAATCTGGCCACCAATGAACACCCAAGAATATCTTGGATTTGAGTATCGTTCTAAAGGCTGGGCTAGAGCGGCAGACGGAACAGTTAAAAACAGCTTTACCGTAGATACCGATACGACTGTATTTGATGACCGAGTTATGGTTTTATATACCAAACTCAAATATTTTCAAATCAAATCATTTGACACTACTGCGCTGCAGCAAGATTATCAGCGTTACTTAATGATTGCTAAATCTAATGATAAAGGCTCTGCTACCCTATCTTTTGCACCATATCCAAGTAAAGTCTTAATTGGATACGCCAATATTCCTGATAGCGGGTATGGCACATAATGGCGCAGCCTAAAGGTAGAAGTGCGGTAACTTCTTCCGTTCCTGCCCCGATTGGCGGTTGGAACGCTAGAGATTCATTAGCACAAATGTCCCCTTTGGATGCTGTTATTTTAAATAACTTTTATCCTACCCCAACCGATGTGCAATTAAGGCTTGGTTGGTCGCAATCTTCCCTATTAACAACTACAACTACTGCTAAGACAATTTCTAGCATTACTTTTGTTGGTACTTTAGCCACATTAACTACGGCTACTGCTCATGGATTAACTACAGGAAATCAGGTTGTTATTTCAGGTGCAAGCCCCAGCGCTTATAACGGAACTTATGCAGTTACCGTTACTAGCACGACTGCTTTTACCTATGTAATGGCATCAACTCCTGCCACCAATGCAACTACGGTAGGAACTTACGCAGTTCAAATAACAACTCAAGTTAACTCATTGATGAACTATGCTGGAGCTAGCGTTCAAACCTTATTTGCTGCTTCTGGCACAATTATTTATAACGCCAACTCTGCATTGGCAACTGAGTCTTTAACAGGTTTATCTAATGATAAGTTTCAATATGTTAATACTTCAACGCCAGGCGGAAACTTTCTAAGTGCCGTTAATGGTGCAGACCCAGCTTTAATTTATAACGGTACTAATTGGCTAAAAGTAGCCAATACAGATTCAAACTATGCAATATCTAGTATTACTAGAGTAGGCACACTTGCAACCCTAACAACTGCCGCAAGTCATGGTTTATCGACTGGAAACCAAGTAACTATAACTGGGGCTAGTCCTGCAGCTTATAACGGTACTTATATTATTACCGTAACTGGTCTTGCAACATTTACTTATGTAATGGCTACAACTCCAGCATCAAACGCTACAACTGTAGGCTCTTATGCGGTGCAACTTTACATTACAGGCGTTAATTCAGCCAATTTAATCCATGTAAATTTGTTTAAAAACAGGCTTTTTTACACCCAAAAAGATAGCTTAAAAGTATGGTATTTGCCTGTTAATTCCATTGGTGGCGCTGCTGAACAATTAGATTTTGGCGGTATTGCCCGTAATGGTGGTTACATTCAAGCAATGGCTACTTGGACATTAGATGCTGGACAAGGCGCTGACGATTATGCGGTCTTTATTACCAATATGGGTGAAGTTATTGTCTATAACGGTACAGACCCAGCAAATGCAGAAACATGGGCCTTAAAAGGCGTATGGCAATTAGGTTATGTTTATAACCGTAGATG